ATCGAAGACCGTGTAGTTGATCTAGAAGATGCTCTTGATGACCTTAAGTCAGAATTTGAAAAAATGATGTCAGGTGAAAAAGATGGCGAAGAAGACGGCGATGCCGAAGAAATGCCAGATATGGATCCAGAAGGTGATGAAGATCAGGAAGAGGCATTTGATGTCGCTCCCGAACTTAGCGTAGAAGACGAAGCACCAGCTTTTGAAGGCACTAAAAGTGCTGGAGAGCAAATGAGAGAGTACGTAGAGAAAGTAACGGCTAAAATGGGCGATACTGGAACAGACGGTACTAAATCACCAGTTGCTGGTAAAAATGACATGGGTGGAACAGCAGGTAACATTGCTGGCGGATCAGCTGAAGAAAAAGGCGGAAAAGCAAGTGCACCTAAAGAAGACAACGCAGGGAACGTAAACGTACCAGGCGCAAAAGCTTCTAAGTCAATGAGTGCAAACGCTAAAGGCCATGGCGCAGAGAAAAAAGGCGCAGGCGAAACTGGAACAAATAGTAAAAGTACTATTGGTTCTTAATTGATATTAGGAATAACAGATGTTAAACTTAACTGAGACACTATCATTCGACCAAGCTAAAATGGTCGTCGAGACTACTGAAAACGATGCAGGTGGAAAAGACCTGTATTTAAAAGGTATCTGCATACAAGGTGGTGTTAGAAACGCTAACCAACGTGTATATCCTGTAACTGAGATTAGTAGAGCTGTCAACACGCTCAACGATCAAATTCAAGGTGGATATAGTGTACTAGGTGAAGTAGATCATCCTGAAGGACTTAATGTTAATTTAGATCGTGTAAGCCATATGATCACAGAAATGTGGATGGATGGTCCAAACGGTTACGGAAAACTTAAAGTAATTCCAACCCCGATGGGACAACTAATTCAAACCATGATACAAAATGGTGTAAAATTAGGTGTTTCATCTAGGGGATCTGGAAATGTTAAAGAAGATGGAAGCGGCGAGGTCAGCGAATTTGAAATTATTACTGTTGATGCCGTTGCTCAACCAAGTGCTCCAGGGGCGTATCCAACGCCTATATACGAACACTTATTAAATAGCCGTGGTGGCTATCAGGCAATGAATATGGCTCGCGAACTTAATGGCGACGAAAAGGCACAGAAATACTTAAAGGAATCGTTGGTGAACATTATCAACGGTCTCCGCTAACAAGGAGAAAATAATGTTAGATGCACTGAAAGCACTCTTTGAAAATAATGCAATTTCCGAAGAAATCAGAGCAGAAATCGAACAAGCATGGGACGCAAAGATTCAAGAGAATCGTATGCATGCCACAGCCGAACTTCGCGAAGAGTTTGCTCAAAAGTATGAGCATGACAAAGCAACAATGGTGGAAGCTATTGATACTATGTTAGAAGAAAAACTTAGCGAAGAACTTAATGAGTTCGCAGATGATCGTCAAAAATTAGCTGAAGCAAGAGCAAAATATGCAGTAGCAATGCGTGAAAACGCAGACCTAATGTCTAAATTTGTAACGCAACAGTTAGGTAAAGAAATTGGCGAGCTACACGAAGATCAAAAAGCTATGGCAGGTAAGTTTTCCAAACTTGAGAATTTTGTTGTTGATTCACTATCAAAAGAAATCGCAGAGTTTTATGAAGACAAAAAAGACTTGGCTGAAACGAAGGTACGTTTAGTACGTGAAGCCAAAACACATCTAGCTAAAGTTAAGTCCAAGTTTATCACAGACGCAACGAAAATTGTTGCTGAAACAGTTGAGAAGGGTCTTAATAAAGAAATGACTCAACTTAGAGAAGACATTGACTCAGCTCGTAAGAATGATTTTGGTCGTAAGATTTTCGAATCTTTTGCATCAGAATACACTAACAGCTATCTTAATGAAAAATCTGAAACAGCTAAACTATTAAAAGTAGTTGGGTTAAAAGATAAACAATTAGCTGAAGCTAAAAAAATGGCAGGTAAAGCAATCAACTTAGTTGAAAGTAGAGATACTGAAATTAAAATTGCTAAAGATACTGCAAAACGAAAAGAAGTTATGAATGAGCTCCTTTCGCCTTTAAACCAAGGGCAAAGAGAAATCATGGCTGACTTACTGGAATCTGTACAAACTGAAAAACTTAATAAGTCTTTTGATAAGTACATGCCAAGCGTTATCGCAGGGAACACTCCAGCTAAGAAAACCAAGGCAACACTTACTGAAGGCACAAAAATTACAGGCAATAAACAAAACAATGACATAGATGCAAGCCCGTCGGCTACGGATAACGTAGTTGATATTCGAAGACTTGCAGGATTGAAATAAGGAGAAAAAAATGTCAGAACTATTAGAAAGTCGCTGGCAGGATAC